CGTGCAGGTTGCCGTGGACGACGGCCTGGCCAAGCCCATCCTGATCGGTCGCCCCGCCGTCATCGAAGCCCGCATTGCCAAGGCCGGCCTGCGCATGCAGCTGGGCAAGGACGTGGAAATCTGCAACCCCGAAGACGACCCTCGCTTCCGCCAGTACTGGGAAACCTATCACAAGCTGATGGGCCGCAACGGCGTCACCCCCGAAGCCGCCAAGGCTGCGGTGCGCCGCTCCAACACCCTGATCGCCGCCCTGATGGTGCACCTGGGTGATGCCGACGCCATGCTGTGCGGCCTGGTGGGCCGTTTCGACAGCCACCTGGCCCATCTGGAAGACGTGCTGGGCCTGAAGAAGGGCGCCAACGAGTTCGCAACGGTG